GCGCGACCAGCTCACGCTGGTGGTGCATCCAATCCCGCCTGACGAGCTTCACGCCGGCCGCCTTGATAGGTGCCGCGATCTCGTCGTAGCGCGCCTTCTCGGTCGCGTTGCGGCGCTCGCCCTGGACGACGTACGCGAACCCGCCGGTGCCGATTGCCTTGGTCAACGCCTTGAGCGCCTTCTTGTTGTCGGCGAACTCCGCGAGCGCGTACGCCTCGTCGAGCGTGGCCTGTACCGCGACCGTCTTGAGCGCGTCGGGCATGGCCGCGACCTTGACCGACTGCGCGACCCGCTCCGTGCTGCGACCGATGGCCGTACCCGGCTCCTTCCAGCCGACGTTGAGCATCGTCTGGATCCCGTTCGCCTCTTCGACTGCGGTCAGGTCACGGCGCACGGTGTTCTCGGCCAGCAGCATCCCAGCCTCGGTGCGGGCGTCCATGGAGCCGTGAACGATGGCGGGGATGGTGACGAGCCCGGCCAGCTTGGCGGCCTCCACGCGACGGTGGCCGGCCATCAGCGTGAACGTGTCGTTGTCGCTGATCCGGACGACGACGGGCTCGATGAGGCCGATCGCCTTGATGGAGTCGACCAGCGACGTGAGGTCGCCGGAGTCGTCACGATGCTGGAGAGGGTTCGGCACGATCTTGTCGACGCGGATGTCCTCGAGGATGCTCACGCCGCCACCTCCGCTGCGAGCTCCGCGGCCTCGATCGCCGGGAAGATGTACTCGGAGGCGAAGTGCTCGGCATCGTCACCGAGCTTGTCCCGGAGCGCGAGCATCATCAGCTCGATGCGCAGCTCCGCGATCTCGGCGCGGGCGAGGGCCAGCAGGGCGTCAATCTCGATGAGCGCATCAGTGCGCTCTGCGTCGCGCTCGGTGGAGGCACGGATGAACTCGGTGAGGATGAATGCGTCGATGAGCTTGGCGGTGACGGGGCTGTCGGCACTTGCCGCGTCTTCGCTGATCGCGAACGCTGACTGCCCATCCGCGTCGTTGCGCATCCATATGCCGGGCACGGTCGGCGTCGGGGTTGCGGGACTGTCAGCCGAGGCATCGGTTGAGACTTCGCCGATAGTTGGCGCGTCGCGATGCTGGATAGTCTCCGGAATCGCCGTCACCGCCGTCACGGGCTCGTTCCCGGATGCCGCGCTCTTGCGGAGGCTCACGCCCAGATGCGACGCGTGAAGCTGGGTAGCCTTGAAGCTGCGACCGAGGCGCAGCGCGACGGCGGCGTTGCCCTCGTGCGCGAACTCACGCAGCAGGGCGTCCTCTTCGGGGGTCCACTTACCGGGAACGTCATTGTTCTTGGTCATGCTCATATCCTCTCGAGTAGGTGTGGCAGTGATGGCGCGCGGGATCCGCTTCTTGCACGCTCCCGCGTACCCGTCCTTGCGGATGCCGCGGATGGTGCAGTCGGAGTGCGTCGCGGTCGGGTCCGCGTAGCCGGTGCAGGACTTGCAGCGCAGGAGCGCCGCCCCGTTGCCCGAGAGCAGCGGCTCCCACGCGGACTGCGGGATGACGGCGATGCTGCTGCGTTCGTATCCCATGCTCACGTTCGCGTTCCTTTCTGAGGTCGTACTTGCGGGCGGGCGGATCGCAACGTGCCGGCGTCGCGTTCACGAGGGGGGGCTCTACGCCCGCCCGCAAACTGGGTGGGCTACTTGGCGCCGGACTGCAGCGTCTTGACGACTGCCTTGGTCACGGCGCCCACCGACGCGCCGTTCACGGTCACGTTCGCGGGCGGCGTCGTGGTCACGTCGTACAGGCCGGCGGCACCGAGGCCGATCTTCAGGCCGCCAATCGCGGCAACGTAGAGGCCGGTGGAGCCGAACACAAAGTCGGCAACGGCCAGGGCCACGCCGATGACGACGGCCACGAGCGCGGACCACTTGCCGCTCAGGCCGATGCCTTTGAGCAGGTTGACGAGCGCGATGACCATCAGGACGGACAAGCCGAGCGAGATTGCGGTGTTCACAGTGCCTCCAAAGGGAAGTGGGAACGGGAACGATCAGGAGCGGGCGGCATCACCGCCTCTGGTCCTCAGGTGCTTCGCAAACTCCGGGTAGTCGCTCACGAGCATCGCCCGTGCGGCGTGCGTCCAGAGGTGGTTAATGAGGTACGGACCCTCGCCCCAGCGCGGCGCCAGGTTGCGCGCGAACTCGAACAGCGCATAGACGCTGAAGTGGAGGTGGTTGGCGACGCAGTAGTGGCCGCGCCCGACCATCTCGGCATAGCAACGCGGGTTGTCGGCCACGAACTTGCGCCAGCCGAGGTCGGGCGCGGTGCAACCCTTGGCCGGCGCGAGGTCGTCGATCGTGAGCTGCCCCGGCGTCATGACGCCGCCTCGAAGTCCGCACGCGTCGGCTGGTCGAACAGGCGCATCCTCACGAGCAGGCGCGGCGCCGGGCCGTACTCCTTGCGCACATGCCCGTCGAACACCTGCGAGTCGTCGAGGTACGCGATCTTGGACAGCGCGTCGGTCAGCTTGCCGATGTTGTCCCAGTCCGGCTTCACGGTGACGCGGATGAGCCCGATCGCTGCGGCGGCCTTGCGCCATTTCGGCCAGGACGGCGGGACGGTGAACGTCGCCAGCACGTCGAGCTCGACCGGACCATCGTGCGGAGTGTGGCGCGGATAGGCGCGGTCGAACGCTGCACGGATCTCGGCCTCGGCATTGACCGTGGCAGCGGGCGTGTAGGAGTGCGTGCGCCCGTCCTCGCCAGTCACGGTGCGAGCGCGCGCCTTGCCGATCGGATTCATGGCGACGGAGAACACGAGCTCGCGCATGGCCTAGTACCACCCATGCGCGTAGCTGTGCGCGAGGGCGCGGACGGGGGTGCCGTAGCGGTGGCGGATGTAGACGATCGCCCGATGCGTGTTCCAGGTCGCGTCCCACCACGGGTGACCGAGGCACATCGTGTAGTGAAGCTGAAAGGTGCCCCAGCAGCCGTGCATGCTCGACCGGCTCCACGGATGCCAGCGCGACTCACGATAGGCGAGCTTCACGAGCGCCTCGCGGTTCGTGTAGCCGTAGTGCCATGTACGGGCCTCGGCGCGGATCAGCGAGCGCACCTGCGCCTGGGACGTGTGGTAGCGCGCCTGGTGGTACGTCATGCCGTGCGCCGTCATCGGATGCACGAGCATCTCGCAGAAGCCGAGCGCGATCGTGAGCGCGGCGACGGCGACGAGCCATGCGAACGGTCCTATCCAGCGGCGGGTCATCGGTACGTCCCTTCGTCGGTGAGCCGGACGAATCCGGCGTCGGACATGAGCGCGAGGAAGATCGCGTTGGCGAGCGCGCTCACTGCTCCGAACAGGCGGCGGGTCACTTGGAGTGCCTCGGCCGATACGGCGGCCGCGCGTTGGCGACCTCGGCGAGGACTAGCGCGGCGATGGCACCGAGAACGGAGCCGGCGAGGACACCGAGCACGAAGCCGGTGAGGTAGGCGAGGGTGGTGGTCACGACAGCACCTTCCGGACGGTCCCGGTGAGGCCCAGCGCGCGGATGCTCCCGACGATGGAGTCGCGCTGCGCCTCGGTGCAGGAGACGGTGAACGTGAAGGTGTGGACGGCGGGAGCGAACATGGCCGCGTCCTCCTCCAGCTCGTCGAGGCTGTCGGGGCACGACTCGCCCTCGGCGATGGTGGCGACGATCTCGGCGGGCGTCTCCGGCTCGGCAGGCGCGATGTACGCGGCGATTTCGGCCTTCTCGGCCTCGAGGCGGCGCGTGCGCTCGTCGGCCTCGTCGAGCGCCTTGGAGCGTGCGATGGCGGCGGAGAGGTCGAGCGTCTCGAAGTAGGTGGTCTTCGCGTCGGTCAGGTGTGTGAGCCCCAGCGAGTCCAGCGTCGCGTCGTCGCGCGCGATCCGGTCGACGATGCTCTCTATGTCCTCGAACGCCTTCACGAGGCCGTACGTCTTGTTGCGCCACTCGGCGCGTTCGATGCGCTCGAACGGCACGACCTCCACGAGGATGGGCGCGTAGTCAACGAAGTGCTTCTCGAGCTCGGCGCGCTTGCCGGCCTTCTCCCGCTCCTCGAACGCCTTGACCTGCGCGTCGATCGCAGCGGACGCGGCCTCGATGGGAGCCTGCAGCTCCTTGATCTGGCGGTCGAGCGTCTCCACCGGCGCCATGAACTCGCGCTTCACGTCGCGGAAGCGTTGCGTCAGCGAGGTCTTGAGGCTGTTGAGGTACGCGCGGTCCTTCTTCGCCTGGGGGACGTAGCCCTCGGTGATGACGAGGCCGGTATAGTCGGCGACCAAGCGGTTGATGTACGCCTGCACCGCGGCGAAGTTCGCCTCGATGGCGAGGCCCGGCTGCACCTTCGTGAACACGAGGTCGGTAGCCTCGCGTTCGATGACCTCGGCGGTAACGACGGTCGACTTGCTCACAGCTCCCCCTTCCTAGAACGGGATGTCTTCGGCGCTCGGGTCGAACGCGAACTCGGGTTCGGGCTCGGGTTCCGGTTCGGGGTCTGGCTTCTTGTCCGCCTGCTTCTGCTTGAGCGCCTCGATCAGCGCGGATGCATCGGCCTTCGCCAGGTCGCCGACGTGGTCGATGCCCTTGCTGCGCTTCAGCGAGGCGTGGAGGTACTCGTCGGACCAGCCCAGGGAGTGGGCGATCGCGTAGATGGCCTTCTGCTGGCCCTCTGTGAGCTTGCCGGGGGCGGTCGCGGGGCTTGCTGTGGGCGCTGCGGCGGCGTGAGGGGCCGGCGCGCCGTCATCCTCGGGGATGAGCGTTGCCTTGGCCCGATCGGACTTGCTCCACAGCGCAGTCCCCACGCCGAAGCGCATCGCACCGTTGCGGAGCATGTCGCCGATGGCTTCCTTCATGCCGTCGGGCGTGCCCGCCTTCGTCTTGTTCAGGTAGTTCAGGCCGGGGTCGCCGTAGGCGGGCTTGCGCGAACCGAGGATCGTCAGCCACGCCCACAGCCCGCCGCTGGCGTCGAGCGCAGGGAGACCGTTGGCGTCGAAGCCCATCGGCTCCCATGCCCACGTCGGGTCCACTTCGTTGAGCCGCATGGTGATGTCAGCGTGCCCGACGTAGGAGAGGTGGATGCAGGGGAACTCGTGGTAGCCGCCGCACTCGGGGCAGGACTTCTTGGTGCGCTTGTCCTTGTCGCCGGTGGCACGCGGGAGGAGCGAGATCGACTCGCTATCGAACGGCGCCTGGAGGGCTTCCCAGCCAACGAGAGCAGGCTTCGTGGATGCGCTCACGGCTGCACGGCCCCCGCGACGCTGTCCGCCCACTCGACGGCAGCCTTGGCGACAGCGTCCGCGAGATCGGCGCCCTCAACGGTCGGGTCGACGTACACGTTCAGCTCCGCGAGCTTGAGCGCGAACCGAGGCTGGCCGCAGTCGCCGAACGAGATGATGCGCGGATCGGCGTCGGCGGACTGCAGGTACAGGTGCGCGCCCATGGACGAGCGCGGTGCGCGGCTGTCGCTCATGAGAGGTCGGATTCGATGGAGACGAGCGCGCGGGGAATGCAGACGGTCTCTCCAGTGCAATAGCCGTCCGCGTTCGGGTCGCTAACGACTCGCACGATCGGGAAACGGCTGCGGATCTCGGCCGCGGTAGCGGTCGCCGCGATGGGCTTCCGGTCGCTGAACTCGATCCTGACGCTGACCTCTTCGGTGCCGATGGTGACGCCCCCACACTCACAATCTGTCATGCGTAACTCCCCTTCTTGGCCAACGGAACGAGATCCGGCTATCTGCTCGGGGTCTGACTGGAGCCTTTCTCGAGCCAGGACTCGAACGCCTTGATCGGGATCCGGATCGAGCCCTTGCCGATCCGGATCGACGGGATCAGGCGCCCGGCGACCATGTCGTAGACCGCGGGGGTCCCGACGCCGAGGCGGTCGGCAACCTCCTTGACCGTGTAGGCATCCTTCTCGGGTGCTGCCGCGGGCGCCTGCTCAAGTGCCATTGTTGGTATCGCCTCCGATTCATTGGTATTCCCAACCCAAGATACCGCACGCCTACCGCCTGTCAATCAGTATCGAAGAAAAGATGATAGAATCTGCGAAAGGTTGGGAAACACTACCGATAAGGGAAGCGAGGGCGCGCCACCGTGGCTTTGTCTAGCGGAAATGAAGGGGGGTTCGGTATGATGAGCGCGACGATGGAACCTGTGAGAGGGGCATTCGTGGGGGATACGCCGGACGTGCAGGGTCAGAAGGTTGCCCCGTTGGTGAACAAGGCCCGCTTCGGTCGGAGAGTGGCCGCAGCACGGAGCGATGCGGGGTACAGTTCCAGGCCGAAGTGCATCGCGGCTTTGCGGTCCCAGCTCGACTTCGAGATGGCGGGGTGGGCGCTAGGCTCGATCGAGCGCGGGGAGCGGCTTCCGGAAGCCGACGAGCTGGCGGCGCTCGCGCTGCTGCTCGACCCTCCGGGCGGGATCCACTACTTCTATCTGCCTTCGATGCCAGCCGAACTCGCCAAGCGGTTCGTCGGCATGAACTGTGGTGACTAGCCGACGCGTCTCCGGCTCCGTATTCGATGCCGGAGACGGCAAGAAGGTTCGCGTACAGGTGAGCGCCGGCCACGACCCGGTGACACACAAGCGGCGGCGACCCTCCCGGACGATCAGTGGCGGCGTCCGTGAGATAGAGAAGGCGCTGGACGCGCTCCAGATCGCGGCTGGTAAGGTCCCCGAGGCGCACGGACTGAGGCTGTCGGCCTACTTCGAGGACATGTGGTTCCCGTGGCTCGAGACGCGCGTCCCCCAGGGGAAGATCCGGCGCGAGACGATCGACGGCTACCGCTCCAAGTACGACCTGCACATCGAGCCGTTCCTCGGCACGCTCATGCTCGACAAGCTGACGCCGTATACGCTCGAGCGGTGGCTTGGCGACCTCGCGGCCGGGGGCCGGAGCAAGGCCATGCTCGACCACTGCTACAGGGTCCTGCACAACGCGCTGGGCCGTGCGGTGAAGTGGCGGATGCTGGTCGGGAACCCGCTGGACGGAGTCGAGGCGCCCGACGTGCCCGCCTACCAACCTCACGTCCGAGGAGCCGGTGAGGCCAACGCCATCATCGACGCGTTCACCGGCCACCAGCTCGAGCCGATCGTGCTGCTCGCGCTCGGCGGCGCGCTCCGGGTCAGCGAACTCGCCGCGGTCGACTGGTCGGACTTCGACTGGACGACCGGCTCGGTGCGGATCTGGCGCGGGTACCACTCCAAGAACGGCAAGGCGTGGTTCGAGGAGAACAAGACGGAGCGGTCGAAGCGCACCGTCGCGCTGCCCGGCTGGGCGATCGGCCGGCTCAAGGAGCTGCGCTCGTTCGGGCCCCTGGTCGCGGACAACGGCGTGCGCCTGGTTCCGAGCCGGATCACCTCGCGGTACAAGGCGCGGTTCGCGGCAGTGGACAAAGGGGTCCCGAAGGCCGCTCAGATGCCCTGGACGCCGCTGAAGGACCTCCGGCATACGAGCGCCACCATCGCGCTGTCGCTGGGGGTAGACGTCGTCGTGGTATCGCGTCGACTCGGCCACTCGCAGGTGGGGACGACCGACCGCTACTACCTCCGTCCGGGCGCCACCGCGGATGCCGACGCCGCGACCAAGATGGACGGCATGCGGGGGTCGAAGAAGGCTCCGAAACGAGGCGCGAAAAGGGCGTGAAAGTCCGTGCCATCTCGTGCCTATCGTGCCATTCGTGCCATCTCGTGCCTAGAATCCGATATAGCGGAACAGAGGCGAAGCCAATCGAAGATTGATTCAGCCGCCGAATCGTAGCCGTAAGCCATCTACCTGCGACGATGAAAACGGCTTCAGAGGCCTCAAAAGCCTCTATGGGAAACCATGTGTGGGTTCGAATCCCACCCCGGGCACCAGGCCTGACCTGCGGTTATGCGCGACGGTGGGGGAATCTGGGAGGGTACGGCGCGGACGAATCGTGCCAAGTCGTGCCTAACGTTTGTGGCACAAGGGGGAACGGCTATGAAGAAGTGCGCGAAGTGCGGGGCCGAGTACGACGATGCCTACGACGGCTGCCCAGAGTGCGCGAAGAAGGCGTTGAAGCCGAAGGTGACGGGAAAGCAGATGGCCATCGGCTGTGCTCTCCTTCTCGTAGTCCTCGCCGGACTCGCGATCGGGATGAACTCATGCTTCTCGTCGGTCGCATCCTCAGCTCCGAAAGATAATCCGACGCTCGCCGTGAAAGCGAATCTGGCGCTCGGTGCGGCTCTCGCTCCGTACGTGGACACGGTCACGGCCAACTCAGCCGGCGCCGTCATCGTCACTCTCAATCAGACTTCTGCCGCGATCGCGGGCGACGCGGGGGCGAACGGCGCTGCGAAGGTCGGCGGCGGCATCGGCTCGCTGGTGCTCAACGCCGTGCCCGAGGCGACGTCAGTTGCCGTGTTCGACGCGGACAACAAGATGCTCGAGATCTCGACGCGCAAGTAGGACCATTCCGGGACTGCGACAGAAAGGTGGTGCCATTATGCGAGACGTTGGGCTGGTCATGGTCAACCTGTTGACTGCATCGATGGACGTCAGCGATGAGCTGAAGAAGGCTGGGCTCGCCGATGTGGCCCATGCCGAAGTCAAACGCGCGGAAGCGATGGACAAGGCACTCCGCGCCATCGTCGAGCGGATCGACGAAGCGACTGACATAGATCGCATCAGTCGGGGACTGGCCAAAGAGCTGCAAGTGAGACGTCGTTCTCAGGGAATCGTGTAAGACACCGCTGACGTCCGCAGGCAGAGAAAGGCCCCGCCACCGGGTTAGGGTGACGGGGCCTTCTCTTGTTCTCTCGCTGTCTCGTTCTGGGCGTATAGTGACGGCGGGGAGAGGGGTCTTCATGAAGCTGAAGATTGGGCTCGGCGTCGCCGTGTGCACGCTCATGCTATTGCTCTCTGGGGTGGGGCCGGCTTTCGCCGAGTTCCCATCGCCGGGATCCCTCGCGCAATCGATGATCATCGCTCGGATGCAGGCCCGACTGGCTGCCGAGAACGCGCAGAAGCTGAGCGCGCAGCAGGCGCAAGCGGGTGACGTCGCGCTACAGACGAGGTACGACAAGCTGCACACCGCCTACGACAAGCTGCAGACTGCCTATGGCAAGCTAGCGAAGTTAGACGACTCGATCGCAGCCGAAAACGAACACAACAATGAGCTCATATTGGTGGGGCAGGCCAGGGAGGCGTCCCTGACGGCTCAGGTGGCGACTCTCACCGCCCAGGTGGCAGCTCTCACCACGCGGACGGAACGTGGTCCGTTCGACTTCAGCGATCCCGGCCATCTTGCACTCGGGACCATCGGCGTCGCTGCCGGCCTCATAGCGGGGATGGCTCTAATGGCGGTCTTCGCACGGTTGGTCGGTCGGAGAACGGCAGTGTCCGATGGCGCGCAAAGTTACCTTGCTGGAGAACGACCCGAAATCGGGAGGATGCACCGTGAATCTGAGCAAGAGTCCGACGCGCGAACAGATGCGTGATCTAATCGGATCGGCCGACGACAACGCCGCGAATCACGTCCTGTGGGTGGGCTTCGACGGCGATGTCCATCTGGACGCGCTGGAGGCTGACGAGTCGCCCATCGCGTTCGAAGAGCGCCGTCGCGGCGAGATGAAGTTCCGCGGCGAGACCATGTGCATGAGAAACGACTACGCAGGTGCCGCGGCTGCCGCAAGCCAGGCGTATGTGGACAACACCCTCGCGTGGCTGGTGCGCAGCTGGAAGAAAGGTGCGACGGGGCTTGTCGATCTCTAGGTCAGTTGGTCGCCTAGGCGATCTCCTCGACATTGAGGCCGTAGACAGGCCCGTCGTGGATCTCGAAGACCCTCACCGTGGGGTCATCTCCGAACTCGCGCCTCAGGGTCGCACGCAGCTCGGGTATGTCTGAGCCCAGGCCAGTGCCTCCGTTCCAGGGCGTCGGACCCTGGTCCGCGTTCACGACGGTCTCGCAGTGAACGCTCCAGCGCCCGTCCTCCCCGGGACCGTTGACACTGAATGTGACGTCCGCGGTGCAGATGAAGAAATAGCGGTATCGGTATGTCACCGACGGGAACTGCCATTTCTTGCCCCACTTGTCGCAGCCGCTGCGACGATAGGAGCCGCCCGTGAACTCGGCAACCTCACCGCACTGTTCAAGAATCTCACCGGCAGTCATCTGGACCCCCATCGCAGGCGTGGGCACTCCCCCGTGCCGGATTCTACGCCTGCGAACCGACATGACGCGGCCACCGAGCGGAGACTCCAAGAGGCTCGGTGGCCGACTAGATGCTATCGGACCGGCCCTACCGCTTTCCAACCCGGCACCAAACGGGTGAAAGGCCCCGCCACCTGGTAGGTGACGGGGCCTTCTTGTTGGGACTTATATACTTGACATACCACCGCGCAGGTCAGTCTCCGAATAGCTCGGTCTGCTCGGCTGCGTTGGGGAGTTCGACCCGCTCGGCCCGCTGGTAGGGGCTATGCACGAACGACGGCAGGTCGGGCACGCGGTGTTCTTCGAGCAGATCGCGTATCGAGAGAATCTGGATGCGAGGGTAGTCCCTGTTCCAGACGTTGGAGTGCCACGCTCCGGCAGTGGCGGCTTCCTCGCGCATGGGGCGGGTAGGTTCCTCAAGAGTGACGAAGATGCCGACAGCGGCCTTCTCACGCTCAATGGTGCCTTTGAGATCGCGTATCTGCGAGACGTTCACGTGCCCGCTCTTGACGCTCACGAGCACCTGTTCCAGTTTGCCGTGTTCGTCGGTGAAGGTGATCTTGCCGTCAATGCCGGAGTCGGCACCCTTCTTCTGGACTCCGCCAACCGGCTTCGCGTCGATCAGCCCGAGCGCCCACCACTGGAACTGGTAGCGGCTTTCATGGTCCAAGGCGAGTTGTCGGGCGCCTTCCACCTCGGTCGGCTGACCAACGACCTCGATATCGGCGAGCCCGAAGCTGTCCTTCAGGCGCGCCTTCATGACAGCGATGGACAGGTATGTGATGTCGATGCCGATCCACTTCCGTCCGAGCTTCTCGGCCGCGACGAGGGCGGTACCACAGCCGCAGAACGGATCGAGAACGATGTCTCCAAGATTCGAGGACGCGGCCACGATTCGCTCCAGCAGCTCGGCGGGCTTCTGGGTCGGGTAGCCAAGTCGTTCCTTCGCCGACTGGTTGATGCGATCGATGTCCGTCCACAGGTCGCCGACGACGACCTCGCGCGAATCGGGCAAGAACGGCTCAGCCGCGCGACGACGAGGGAAGCCACCATTCTTCGGCCAGTGGATCAGACCTTGCGCATCCCACTCGTCCATCACCGACGGCAGGTTGGCCCAGTGACGCCCCATCTCGGCCGGGCTGAACCCCCGCCAGACATGACCGCTCGGACCGTCCTTAGTCACGCCCGGTGCTGTCAGCTCGTAGCTCATGTACTTCAAGCCGTCCGAACCCGTGACCAACGTGTGCGGCATCTTCCGCGAGTCGGCGGCAACGACCGTCGGGTTGAAGGTCCCAGACGAGGATCGGCCGTAAACCAGCAGCACGTCGTGTACGCTCGGCCACTTGCCGCGCGTGCTACGCGCGTTGGTTCTCTGCCAGACGATTTCGTTCAAGAAGTTCTCGGGACCGAAGATGGCGTCGAGCACGACCTTCAGATAATGGCTCGCGGTCGGATCGCAGTGGAGGTACAGCGAGCCGGTTACCCTGAGGACGCGGCGCAACTCGACAAGCCGCGCCGCCATCTCCACGAGATAGGCCATCATCTGGTTCGCGCCGATACCGTGCCGGAGCGCGGCCACGAGCGTGGAGACGTTGTCGGGCACGCGCCCCTCATGTTGTGAAGTGTTCGTCAGGTAGTCGTAGATGTGCTCAGCATCCGGGCCCCAGTGCCACGTGTCCTCAAAGGCCACCAGTTGAGCGTCACTCTTGCGACCAGACTCGTCCTTGAAGATGACGTTGTAGTCGCGGTTCGAGTTGAACGGCGGGTCGAGGTAGACGAGATCGACCGACTCGTCGGGGATGTAGCGGCGCAGGATGTCGAGATTGTCGCCGTAGTAGAGGATGTTCGTCTTCATGATCGCAGTCTAGCAGCGGAGCCGCCTACTTGGGCGGCTCCGGCTTCTTTGGTTTGGGCCTCTCTGCCTTCTTCGGCGGCTTCGCGCTCAGCAGCTTGCGGAGGGCGTCGTCGAAGGGAATGGGTTCGCGGTCAGTCGCTGGCTTGGTCATTGTCCGCCGCCATGTCGTCGAGGCTGATCTGCCCGTCCGCGCGGCCTGCGGGCTTCAGGATGCGGAGAGTCGTTCCATCGGGGCTGATAGCGATCTTGTTGTCCAACGGAAGCATCTTGCCCGGCTTGGGGTTGCCCGCCGAGTCACCGTCGAACGTGTACACGACTGGCACCTTGTGAAGCACCGCCGTGGCAAGAATCACGGCATCGCATGTCCCCAGGGGATGGTAGTTTCGTCGCAACTGAGCTGCCAGAAGCGCGACGGGCTTGTCCACAATCCGCCGAACCATATAGGACCGCTCGAAGAAGTCGTTGATCAGACTGACATGCTCGGCTATCGTCGCGTGATCTATGCCGCCGATCTTCTCAAGAGTGAGCACCTCGGCGGGCGTGATCTCCGACACGACTATCTTGAGTTCGCCCTTCTCCGCCTGATCGATCATGGGCTGGATTAGCGGGAACCGCGCGTCATGTTGCTTGAGATAATCGATCACGACGCATGAGTCCCACATGACGAGGTACGGTTTACTCGCCATCGCGAAGGCTCCTCACGTAATCCTCGGAACTCATTCCTTCGGGCAAGGGACGCATCGCGCCGCGGATTTCCGACAATGTGGCCAGTTCAGAGTCGGGCCTGAGAACGCTCCATTCCTCGATGTCCACACGTATCGGTCGGTTCCTTCTGTCATAGGTGATCGGTCCGCAGACAGCCACCCGCATGGCGATCGCCTCGGCCACGTTGTGCAGTTGGTCTTCGGCGAAGTGGCATGCGATCTGGTGGTCATCAAGTTCGTCGTAGATCACGAACTCGCGAGTGCTCCCGTGCGCGGTTATCTGCCCGAGCAGACCACGCAACTCGCCCGTCGCATAGTAGTGCATCGGCCTCGCGGCCTTGTTCTTCGCGTGTATCGCTGCAGCCCTCGCTGTAGCGACTCCAGAAGACCGCACGCTGTCGCCGTTGGCGCGGTACTCGACGGCATCAATGCGCTTCCGCAATGGCACCAAGTTGGCGAGACTCGCCATGGCCTCATCGCTGAACCCCTCGGGCTGGACTTCACTCGCTTCGAGTTGCTGCATTCCCTTGACGAACGTGGAAATCCAGTCAGTCGGAGGTTCGACCCCAGTAGCCGGATCGAAAGCCAGCACTGCCTGCACGGGGCTGTTCATCGACAGATCCGCTACGCGCCAACTGCCGGCGAGACTGTCCGTGTCGGCGAGTACCTTACCCACGCCGTTGAGGGCATGGATGTTCTCTTCGATCGTCTTCTTCAGGTCGCTCCAGAGAAGTCGACCTTCATGCGCGTGAATGACGATCGTGATCTCGTTGATCATTCGTCCCACGCCCCTTACAAGGCATCTATGCGGTGAGGACTGCCGACCCCCGGTAGACGAATCTCTTGCCAGAGATACCCCGCATGGCCGCGACGGTGCGCTCCATGTCGGTAGTATCCCTCGTGTTGTAGCGGAAGTCGAACTCGGACAGATAGCTGCTCAGTCCGTGCCGCCCACCTTCACGCGTGATCGGCGGTGCGGCCTCGGGTCTGACTCGACCGTCTCCGGCAGCACGCGGTCGCCGCAGTCCCACGCGATCGCGCAGATGCCCGCATTGGCGACGGCGCGAGCGAACACTTCGGCGGCGAACTCGTAGCCCTGTCGTTCCCCCGCGAGCTCGTCGAGGCGTCGCTTGAGCTCGGTGTTGTCTTCCTTTAGCCCCGCGATGTCGTCGTCTTGGACCTTGAGCCGTTTCTCCTGCGACTCAACGGTGACGCGGTAGTTCTCAAGCGCAGCCTTGTTGCGGGCGATGTAGAGGGCCGACAAGATGGCCGTGAGCGCGGCGATGAGCGTCGCATACTGGAGGATGAGGGAGAAGCTCACGGGCTACGCCACCTTCCTGATCCGCGTCCGCAAGATGAAGCCGCGCGTCGTTAGGGCCCACAGCACCGTGCCGCCGGGGATCGCGATGAGCTTGTCGCTCTTGTGGACGATCTCCTCAACGTGCGAGTGGACGTTCGGGTTCAGCCGGATGTACGCCTTGGCGAAGGTCACGACGCGGTTGTAGGCAGGCTCCATCACGGGTGGCGTGACGGGCGCCTTGTAGCCCCACTGGCCCACGTCGGTGGCGAGCACGTAGTCCACGTCGTAGGAGATGCCGAGGCTGCCGTACTCCTTGCTGCCGTTGTGCTGGTAGAGGGAGGCGCTGGCGAGCCGCTTCCCGTCCGACCACGCGAGCGTCTGCCATGCCTTCGCGGCGGCGTGCGCCTTGAGCGCGTGGTCGCACACGTCGTAGGAGCCGTAGATGCCGACCTTGTCCTTGCCGAGCACCTCGGCGGCGCCGGCCAGGTACGCTTCGATCGCGGCGTGGTTCTCGGTGGCGGTGTCGCACGCGAAGTAGATGAACGCGTCGGCCGGCCCGCCGCATACGACGATCGCGGCCTTCGCCGTCTTCGCGCCGCTCACGCCCGCCGGGTGTCCGAGGAGCATCATCGTGGCGGTCGTCTCGTAGACGGCGGCAAGGTCGAGGTCTGCCTTGCGCAGCGCCACGCACTCACTCTTGGTCGCGTTCTTCCACGACGGCGCACCGAAGTAGCGAATGACGACGGAGATCCCCGCCTTCTTGAGCGCGGGAATAACCTTGCTCGCGTTGGCTGCGCAGTCGATCGCCTTCATGGCCGTGCCTCCGTCTCGGGAGCGGTTGTCGTCATGCCCATGGTCGGGCCGCTGTCAGCGCCTAGTAGACGACGGTGATGGCATCCCAAGTGGCTCCGCTGTCGCGGGACTTCTGAAGGTTGCCATTACTGATGCTGCGGATGAGGAGAGGGGGGTTGCCAGCGCGGGCGAGAGCGAGTTGGCCACAGTAGACGTTGCCCGTTGTGTTCACCCCTGCATGCCCGAAATCGAGGTAGTCGGCTAGGAACCGCAGTCCTTGTGGCAAGGACGGGATGACGGTGATCTTGGCGAGGCTCGCGCCGCCGAGGAAGAAGTTGATGGTGCCGCCCCCGGTGGGGTCGTCGTAAATCTCGACTCCCACCTTGTTCGGGTCGGTCTTGTCAGACGTGCGGACGATGCCGCCCGTGACGGTCGCGCCCGTGATTATCGGGGAGGTCATCACCACCGTCGCGGTGATGGTGCCCGCCCCGATGTGGTCTGCGGCGAGAGTCCCTTGGACTACCGCGCCGGGGGAGCCGACATCGTTGAGCGGTATCCCTCCGGCGGCGATGATGGCGGCCTTCCACGCGTCTATCTGCGTCGCGTTGAAGGTGCCGGTCGGGCCCTGCGGACCCGTGGGGCCGGTCGGACCCGTGGAGCCGGTATCGCCCGTCGAGCCGGTCGGACCCGTGGAGCCGCCCGGGCCCTGCGGACCCGTGGAGCCGTCCAGGCCCGTGGAGCCGGTCGGACCCGTGGAGCCGCCCGGGCCCTGCGGACCCGTGGAGCCGTCCAGGCCCGTGGAGCCGGTCGGACCCGTGGAGCCGGTCAACTTCACGGCGGCAGACCATGTCGCGGTCGCCGAGTAGCAGCTCCCGTCGGCCTTCTTAATCGTCCGCGTCATCCATAGGTTCTGCCCAGCCGGGACGGTCGGGGGTGCGCCGACCCACGGCGAGGTTGGCGTCGCCACGTTGTCGGCTGGCGCAGCGGGTGCGGTCGTCGCAGCCGCGAACCAGAAGTCGATGTAGTTGCCGTTACCGCCGGCGGGTCCAGTCTCGCCGACGATACGCGCGGCTCCGCTCCACGAGGCGCCGCCGTCGTTGCTGGTGCGCATAAAGACGTCGCCCGTGGCGAAGGTCGCATGCCATGACGTGGAGCCATTCACCGAGTAGACGACCTGGAGCGGGGACGCGTTCGTGCCGGGTGCGCCATTGCTGCCGGGTGCGCCGGGGAATCCCTGAGGCCCCGCGATGCGCACGGCGGCGCTCCACGTCACGCCACCGTCATTGCTGGTGCGCAGATAGAGGTCGCCCTCCGCGAACGGAGAGTGCCAGCTGCCGGTGCCGGTGATGGAGTACTGCGTCTGCAGGAGCGGAGCGGCAGTCCCACCCGGCCCCTGTGGCCCGTTCGGTCCCTGTGGTCCGTTCGGTCCCTGCGGCCCAGTGTCTCCACCCGGCCCCTGCGGTCCGTCCGGTCCCTGCGGCCCGAGCATGCGCACGGCGGCGCTCCACGTCACGCCACCGTCGTTGCTGGTGGAGATGTAGACGTCGGTCCCGGTGTAGGTCGTGTGCCAGTCGGAGCCGTCGAGCGAGTACCGAATCTGCAGCAGCGGCGCCGCGGGGCCCGGATCGCCAGTGAGCTGCACCGGGAGCGACCAGGAGCCGACGACGACGCCTTGCGGGTTCTTCGTCGCCTGACTCATCCACAGCGGAGTGGTCCCGGACGGCGGCGAGCCGTACCACGGCGGCGACGCGGGGATGTCGCCGGTCGGGGTCGCGGGCTGCGTCGCGCCACGAGCGAACGTGTAGTCGACGTAGTAGCCCCATGGCGTCGTGTCGGTGGTCATCAGCGTCGCGATCGCCCACAGGTCGCGTCCATCGGTGGCGAGCCAGACTGCGAGGCCGGGCACGGGCATGACGCCGGTCGCGTAGCGGACACCGGAGATGGGCACGGCCGATCCCGCGATGGTGACGGTCAGCGTGCACTGGTCCGCTTCCACGGACACGATGCTGCCCTGCCGGAACCGCAGAGGATTGTCCTTGGGAGCGAACCGCGCCGGGAGGTTTCCGAGGTTCATCTACGCCACCGCCGTCTTCCTTGCCGTCACGGACATGTTCGCGCTGTCGAGCGGGATGGTGAGCTGGTCGAGCATGTAGCGGGTGTGCGTCCCGTCGGTCGCGACGAAGTCGAGGACATCGAACGCCTCGAGCGCCGGGTTCGGGACCATCTCCCACATCCGCTGCTCGGTGCGCCCCTTGATGCGCCCGTACGTCGTCTGTGCCGCGCTGTCGACCTCGCCTTGCGTGACCAGCAGCGGCGACGGGTAGTTGTAGGGGATCTGGCCGAGCGGCCCGTAGCGGTACGTCGGCGAGGTCGGGTCCTCGTCCCAGCACTCGCCCCGGACGGGGGTATCGACGCCGCTGCCCTCCGCGCGCGCGATCACGCCGTTGTACAGCTGCGAGAGCAGCGCCACGCGCTTGCTCGTGACGATGACCCCGGCCTCGCCATCGTGGTACGTCATGCAGGGGTCGGCCGTCGCGGGGTCGGGCACGGGGCGAAGCTTCGCCACCCCGTCGGCATCGAAGTAGAGGTCGAGACCGGCCGTGGCCGCCAGCGCGCGCGCGTCCTTCCACGGGTCGGCCCCGCCGCCGTCCTGGAACAGCGCGGGCGAGCTGAGCAGCTTCCCCGTCTGCCCGAACCCGATCGGGCACGCGGGCCAGCACGTGCGCAGTATCCCGGTGATCGCGTCGCCCACGTCGGTCCCGGCAGCGACGGCGTACGGGTCGGTCCACCCGGCGCGGGTGATGCGCTTGCTCCGGTCCGCGGCGCTCACCGTGACCGAGCCGTCCATCCCCTCTTCGGGGTCGGCGTCGAGCACGAACACGCCCAGGGACGCGAGCACGTCGCCGCCCGGGAGCGTCAGTCCGCGCCACGCCTGTATCTCGGCACCGGCGGCGGTGATCCACTCCCACACGTCCGGATTCGGCGCACAGGTGAGCGACAAGGACCGCAACACACCGTCGCTCGTCCCGTCCATCGTCACGGAGCCGCCGGTGACGAGCAGGTCGCCGAGGATGTCGTCGCCCAGGAGCACGGACGCACGGATGACGGCCGTCTGGCAGCTTGCCGAGACCGCGTCTATGAACGTGTCGGAGACGGGATACATGCTAGGGCTCCCCGACTTCGCGGCAGTCGAGGTGCACCCGCCGGCGCGCGTCTCCGGCAGGTCCGGTCTCCGCCCACTTGCGCGCCGCGCTCCTGCCACCGCCCGGTACCATGATGCGGATCCATCTTCCCCACCCGAACGGTGACTCGAGGAACAGCGCGCCGCGGTAGGCCATGAGCGCCTGTAGCAGCGTCCACTCCGCTTCCGTTCGCGTCTGCATGTCGAACGCGCCGTCGATGCCGTTGAGGGCCATGCTCACGACGACCGGGTAGGTGCGGCCGACGACGTTGAACTCGACGACCTCCTCGGTCTGCGTGAACTCCGGGTCCTTCGCGATGAGCGCGCCGAGCATGTTCATGGCGGGAGCGTCCGGCACCTTCAGGTTCCACCCCGCACCGGCCAGCGTCCCGGCGACGGCGGCACTCGCCCACACGGTCGCGAGCTGCTGCGAGGAGACCGTCGCGGTGACCTGCACCCGGTAGGTGAGCGCGACTCCTCGCGGCGCGGTGTAGTCGTAGAAGGCGATCGGCGTCCCGAACGTGCCCGGCACGGAGGTAGCGCCGTGCACCGCTTGCCACGTCGCGCCGCCGTCTGATGTGCGCTGCAGGCTCACGAGCGGGCCTGTGGCGCCGCTGCTCGCATTCGGGGTCACCGTGACGGCCACGCGCTGGTTCGCGCCGTCTGCGGCCGCGGAGATGGTCGGCGCCGTCGGAAGCGTGATGGCGACGGTGACCGCCAGCGACGTCCACGCGCCGGCAAGGGCGCCGGCAAACGCCCTCGTGGCGCGCACGTAGGCGTAGTAGGAGCCGTTCGCGAGCACGGAGTCACACGCGACCGAGGGCGCGGCGGTGGATGGCGTCGAGCCGTCGATGTAGTCCAGCGGCGCGGTCCCGACAGCGGACCAGTACGGGACCGTCACCGCCGCGTCGAACCCGCCGGCTGCGACCTGGGCCGCGGTGAACACCTTCAGCTCCCAGGCGCAGTCCGTCATCGTCGCGGCGCCGACGTTGTCCTGCCACGCCTCGATGAGCGCGGAGACGCTGACGTTGAAGACGGGGAAGCTCGTCGTGGAGATCGGCGAGGACGGTGTCGTGGTGACGGACGCGGTCGGGCGCGCGGCGTAGTAGACGTCGGCGGACAGCTCGTAGATGTAGTCACGGTTCGAGTCGGTGTACGCGTGCCCGTCGTCGACCGCAATACCGAGGAGCCCGGCGGCCGCGGCCGCGACCCAGCCCGTGCCGATCGGCGCGAGAGCGGCTCCGGCAGAGGCGGCGGCAGCAACGTTGGCGGGGCTCGAGAACACGCCGGGGAAGCCGACCTTCGGCCCCGCACAGTAGATGCCGCCGGCCTTGAACCCGTACAGGTTCAGCGACAGTATCTTCGGCGCGGTCCCGGTCGGCTGCTTGACGCGGGCGCACGGGACGATGGTGGCGACGTCGCTGCCCGCCGGGACGGAGGGAGCCGCGAGGTGGTAGTAGATGCCGGGACTGCCCGCGGACATGCGCCGGATGTAGGTGGTGTCCAGGCCGTCGTGCATGATCGCCCCGCCGGTCCCGCCGGTGGAGGCGAAGCGGCTGTGGCGCGCGTTGTCCCACGTGATGGGGGCGACGGTCGTCTTCGGCATGGCTTACCTCCTCGCGATCTGGTCGGCAAGCTGCTTGAGGCTCTGGTTGACGATCGCTCGGACGTCTTCCACGGTGGCGGTCGTGCCGCTGGGGAACGCGATCTGCACGGCACCCTCCGCGATGTAGACGGGGCGCGAGGAGGATGCACCGGCACCGGCGAACGCGGGCGACAGCGAGCCGTAGGAGCCGTAGGAGCCGCCGGCGGTCGCGCTCGCCCCGAAGGTCGCGTTCGCGCTCACGGAGGCGGCAGCGGCCATACGTGAGGCCGCGGACGTCACAGCGCCGATGCCGCCGGTCATGCCGTTGGCGAGACCGGCGGCAATGTGCTTGCCGATGCCAGCGAACACGGTGGACGGTGACTTGATGCCGAGCAGGTTCTTGACGAAGCTCACGGCGCCGCTGAACAGCGACCCCAGCGTCGAGGTCACGGCCTTCCACGCGGCCTTGAGCCCGGCGACGAGGCCGTCGACGATCTGGCCGCCGATCTTGCCGATGCCGCCGAAGACCGTCTTGAAGATGCTGATGACCGACTTCCACGCACCGGACCAGTCTCCCGTGATGAGCTGCATCCCGAGCTTGATGACGCCCAGCACGGTGGAGACGATCGTCTTGACCAGCGTGCTCGCGACTCCGAACGTCGTCTTGATGATCGGGACGATGACGGGCGCGAGCTTGTTCCACACCGCGATGACGGCGTTGATGACCGTCGTGATCGTCTTCTTGATGAGCGGCATGTTCGCGACGACCCAGTTGACGACCATCTGGAACGTGCCGCGCATGGTCGCCGCGAATCCCATGATGGCCGGGAGCGCGGGCCGCAGTCCGTTCATGACCGCGCTGCCGAGCTTGCCCAGCGAGCCCATCAGCGTGGTGGACAGCTGCCGGAGCGGGCCCATGACCGGCGCGAAGCCTGCAAACAGGCCCTTCACCTTGTCCCAGTTCGTGTAGATGAGGAACGCGGCCGCGGCGACTCCCACGACGATGGCGCCGATCGGACCCAGGGACGCGTTGGCGAGCAGCATCGCGGCACCGATCGCGGCGATGCCGATCACGACTTGCTTGGTGGAGCCAGGCAGCTTGTCGAACATCGCGGCTAGGTTGGACCCGGCGTCCATCAGCTTGGTCAGCGCCGGGAGCAGCGCCGTGCCGACGGTCGACTGCAGCCCCAGCAGGCTGTTCTTGAACCGGTCCTGGGCACCGGCCGCCGTCTTGCCGTATGCCTCAGCCGCGCCGCCGAACTTCTTCTGCATGGCGGCCAGCGCCTCATGCGCGGTCGAGCCCTTCTTGAGCACGATGCCGTAGCGAGTCAGGATGCCGGTGTTGCCCGCCGCGACGCGCCCGACGAGCTGCCCGGCCTTCGACATGTCCATGCCCTTGACGCGCGCAAGGTCCTGCGTGAGCCCGAGCAGGCTGATCGACTTCCGGTAGTCGCCCGTGCCGACGGTCAGCTGAGTCAGAGCCCCGCGAAGCTCGCCCTTCGACTGCCCGGTGAGCTTCGACTGCGAGGCGAGGACGGCGTCGATCTGCGGCTTCACCTTCGAGAAGTCCACGCCGGTGTTCGAGACCATCGTCCCGAGCTTGGCCCATGACGTCTGTGCGTTGACGGCGACGCCTATGGAATCCTTCAGCCAGCTCGTGATGCCGAGACCGGCGATGGCGGACCCGATGCGCCCGGCCATGCTCCCAGCCGCCTGACCCATCTTGCTGAACGAACCCTTGATGCCGGTGCTGCTCTTGGCGACGCCCGACTTGAGCTTGTCGAGGTCCTTCTGCGCGGCGTCGATCGCCCGCATGTCCGACTTGCCGATGACGGAGATGATGACGGCCACTAGGACACCCCCGCCCGGTCCATCGCGGCCTGCAGCTCAGACTCGGCGGTCTTCCAGATCCCTTCGACCTCGGCGAGGACGGTCGCCTTCTTCAGCCCCCACGCGGACCACATGAAACGACCCGGACTGCCGTAGTAGCCGCTCAGCCAGTCGATCATGGCGCGGCCCTGCGGCTTCACCACGTTGCCGGGCTTGCCCGCGAACTCGAAGATGGCGGCGTTCTTCCCCAGCTTGCTGCCGGCGCGGGCGTAGACCTTCATACCGGCGCTCTTGCCGCGCTCGGTGATCTTGACGCCGAACCCGCCCTGGGCAGCGAGCGGGGCGCGGGCGTTGGCGAGGTTCGACACCTGCTTGCCGGCCTTGCGCAGAGACGACTTCATGCGTTTGAGCGCGCCCGGCTCGAACTTCCGCAGAGCCAGCGCGGTAGCCTCGAAGTGCTCGACCTTGACCTCGGTCTCGTATAGGCTCACCGCCGCACTCCGCTTCCGTCTCTCAGCCGCCCGTCCTCTGCCTGAGCTCAGCCATCAGGTCGTCCTGTCGCTTCTCACGCGCCCGGTCGGTCAGGATCTCGTGCAGGGCCTCGAACACTTCCGGGTCACACCGCTCCAAGTCGAGGCCGAACCCTGCACCAAGCGCCACGTCCGCGATCAGGTACGCGGCGCGGGAGATTCCCCCTCGGCGTCCGGCAGCACTTCGGCGCGCAGTACTTCGGCTTCCTTCTCGTTGATGTTGCCGAGCGCCAGAGCCTGGTCGATCATGCGGGCCGTGTAGACCGGCTCGATCTCGGAGACGACGGCGGCGGACCACACCTCGAACGTGACGTCCGCGGCTCCGGCGATGTGCATCCGCTTGGCCGCGAGCCACGCCTTGTACGTCGTGACCTCGTCGTCGGTCCAGCCCTTGCCTCGCAGATCGCGCGTGGCGACCATGCCCTCGCCGTTGCCGATAGTGACGATGTCCTCGTCGCGTGCCTCGTCGTAGTACCGAACGTGCATCCTGAGAAGCATTGCCCCTGCCTTTCCTAGTAGGTCGCCATGCCATTGCTGAGCACGCACACCAGCGGAGAGGTGCCACCGACGGCCATGGCGGCCTTCCCGACGAGCGCGATCTCCGCGTTGCCACCCTTGGGGTCGACGTCCGGATACTCGGTCTCGAACGCGACCTTGCTGCCGGTGATGGCCAGTGAGCCGGTGCCGGCGTTCTCCTTGAGCGTGATCGCGAGCGAGCCATACGGCGCGGTCGGTGAGTAGGCCGAGCCGTCGGACGTCCCGGTGGCGGCCGTGTTCCACATCGCCATGTCCTCGGGGACGACGGTGAGCTTGCAGGTGGCCAGGAGGAGCGTCCGGGCGCCGGGGTCGTCGGCCTCGAGTGTTCCGGATGCGAAGACGGCGTCGTGGCCGCCGTTGAAGTCGATCTCGCCTTCAGTGATGCGGGCCATGACGGGGACGCCACCGACGATGGCGATCTGGAACGTCCCGCCGACCGGCACGAGGAACGACTCGGAGCCGGTCTCGTCCGTGGTCGGGGTGAACGTCAGCGGGAAGGACAGCACCGTGCCGGCCGCCTTGACCGTCAGGGTGACGGGCTCGTTGCCCTTCCACTTGAGCGTGATGCCGTCGATCTTCACGTCACGCATGGCGCGCAGCGCGCCGTTGTAGCTCTCGAAGACGCTCAGGTACGGCTGCGCGGCCGCGAGCCCGAACGTGTGGACGTAGGGGCCCGCGCCGGTGACGACGTCCGAGCCGAACAGTCCGAGCAGGTACAGGCCGAGCACCTTCAGGTACGCGCGGGTGTCGAAGCCGACGCCCGAGTCGATGCTCGTGCGGTCGACGTTGGACGGCGTGATGCTCCCGGACGTGACGTCCGCGAAGTCCTGCTTGGGGACGGAGTCGATGATCTTGCCTCCCGCGACGCCATGAGCGAAGACGGGGTCGGCCTCCAGCGTGCCCTTGGCGACCTGCTTCGCGACTCCGGCGAGTCCGTATGCCTTATTGAACGGTGACATCGGTTGTCTCCTTCTTCGACTTCGGAGCCTTGGGCGTCTCGTCCACAGGCGAGGCGAGGCCGGACCGGATGAGCAGGTCGATCACGGCCGCGTCGACGTCGGCGGCTTCGACCTCGCCAGCGACGACGTCGACGGAGGTCTCCCCGCGGCCGTCATGCAGCTCGACGTGGGCGTTTGCTGTGATCGCGTATCTCATGACCTCACTCTGCCTTCCGTGTCAGCCGACGAATGCGGAGCACGCGACGTCGATGGTCAGCGCCGCGTCCCGGCTCCGGGCCTCGGCGTCGGCGACGCCCGAGTCGAACTCGGTGCCGGTGATGACCGCCTGCATGACGACGCCGCCCAGCGAGGGAGCGGCGGTGAGTGCGGCTTCGATGGCGACCTTGACGGTGTCGACCTCGCTGCGGATCTCGAGTGCGGTCGCGCCCGTCTTCTTGGCGTAGAGCCAGATGTGCAGCGTGAACTTCTCGTCGTAGCAGACGAGGCCGGACGTGACCTCGGTCCGCTCGGTGATGACCTGCTCGTCGACCCAGCACTCGAGCTCGCCGCGGTCGAGCGGGATGCCGTAGTCGACGTGCCACGCTGCGAGCGCGGGCAGCGCCTTCAGCAGCACCGTGAGCGCGTCCTGTGCGGGGAACGCGCGGTCGCCGGTCGCCATGTCAGCCCACGACCGGACGGACGCGCCCGAACTGGTTGATGGCCGCGTCGACGTCGGGGATCCCGGTGAAGCCGTCGCGGCCGGCGATAGTGATCCGGTACTGCATCTCGCCGATGGTCGACGCGGTCGCGCGCGCCGGGAGCGTCGTGGACGGAACGATGTGCTCCTTGGCCAGGATGAGCGCGGCGCGGCGGATGGGACCAGGCGCGCGGTCGAAGCCGTAGGAGTAGTGGACGGCGATGTTCGCGAACCCGCGTGGCCACGGGAGCTCGCGGTAGATGGCGTTGCCATCGAACGCGAGCGCGGCCAACTCGTCGGCTGTGAGAGCGACGCCGTCGACGGTGATCGAGTAGATGCCGCGGATGTCCGTGTTGCGCAGCACGAGCTTCCGCTGGCCGCTTCCCGACACCTTCTCGCGCGCGCCCCGGGGGCGGAACGCGCACATGCCGTTCTGCTCGACCTGCTCCTCTATCTGATCGCGGCAGCCCGACACGTACGCGTCCGGGTACTTGGTCACGTCCTCGAACGCGCGGTCGTAGCCGCGGATGTCGGCGACCGTGACGATGGAAGCGCCGACGAGCTCGAACACATCATCGAACTGGCGGGTGTCCGCGCCGACGACGCATTCCCACATGACCTTGTAGGTGTCCAGCGCGCTCGCCTTGGCGCCCACGAGCGCGTATGACAGGACGCCGCCTGTGACCGCGGCGTCGCCCGTATCGACCTGCGTCCCGGCTCCGTCATAGACGGTCGCGGTGGCGGGCTCGGTGACGGCGATCGCCACCCCGAGGTCGTCGACAGGCGTGAACGTCAGCGCGATCAGATCGGCCCCGCGGTACTTCCTCATCGGTTCTACCTCCTGGAACCATCGTGGCCGCGGTGTCAGCGGAGACAGGCCAGGCCCGGGAAACCGGGCCTGGCCGCGAACGTGATGCTTGGGAGCGGGCTACTCCGCTGCCGTCTCCGGCTCCGGCGCTGCTTCCGGCTCCGGCGCTGCTTCCGGCTCCGCTGCCGTCTCCGGCTCCGGCTCCGGGTCGTTCTTCCCTGCGGCCGTCACGACACCGGCCTCGAGCAGGCGCGCGGCCCGCTCGGCGTCCGCGACGATGCTCTTTCCGACTGCGACGACCTCGCCGGTGTCGGCGTCGATGAACTCGGAGATCACACGGAACTTGGTCTTTGCCACGGGACACCCCTCTCTTCATGGAGTCGGGGCCGGAGACCCGCGTAAGGTCTCCGGCCCCGCACGGTGACTAGGCGCTGACGAGGTCCAGGCCGACGAACGGAGACACGGTCGTGACGCCGTCCTCCAGCACGAGCGGGCCCGTGAGCCAGCCCTTGCCGTCGACGGAGCGGTTGATCTTGACGATCATCCGGTCCCGCTTGAACAGCGCATGCTGCGAGGCGGAGATCAGCGGCTGCATCCCCTCCTTGATGAGGTAGTACGAGAAGTCGCACAGGATGAGGTCACCCTTGGTGCCCTTCGCGCCGACCTTGCCGGTGTAGATGACCGGGATACCGTCGAGCGTGTCTGCCACGCCCTTGGTCGGGTCGCCGGTCCAGTACACGCGGTTGCCGGCCTTGTCCTTGATGTCGCGCAGCGCCGGGTACAGGCCCTGGCTGGCGACGAACACGGCGCGGTCGCGGCACTCGGGGTGCAGGGCCGTGCCCATCGCGAGCACGTCCTCCCACAGGACCGTTCCGGCCGTCTGGCGGTGGATGTAGATCATGCCGAGACAGTTGCGGACGCCTTCGGGAGCGGCCGCGGCGCTGGGACCGGAGAGGAACTTGAAGTCCTCGCTGTTGACCAGCGCGTTGCCGAGCAGGCGCTCGACCAGGCCCGAAGCGGAACCGGCGTTGCGGAAGAACTTGTTGGTCTCGGTGACCATCGCGCGGACGCTCTTGGCCTGCACGGTGACCATCGAGGTCTTCGGCTCGGTGGACGACGCATCGGCGTCGGCCTCCTCGTCCTCCCAGTAGACCTCGACGCCGCCGAACATGTTGCCGGCGCCCGTCTGGTTCAGCGCGCGCATCTGGAGCGGGGCGTCCGGCATGTCCCCGCCCGCGATGATGGCCGCGCCGTGGTTGCGCACGATCGGCGTCACGGTCGGGGCCTCGAGGATGCGATCGAGGAACAGCGTCGGCAGCGGGAATCCGCCGACCTCGGGAGCGCCGGTCGTCGAGACCTCGTTGCGGAACTCGAGACCGCGTGCGGCGACCTCGCTGGGGTTGAAGCACACGTCGGCGATGAACTCTCCGACGTTCTTGTAGCCGTAGGTCTCCTCCGGGCCGTACTTGCCGGCGATGACCGGGCGGATGCCGCCGAACACCTTCGCGCCCGGCGTGAGCTTCGCCAGGGGCTCGAGCTCGGCCACGAGCGCGTCCGCGTCGACCTCGCCGGTCGCGGCGGCATCGTACTCCGCCTTGGCGTCCTTGAACGCCTGGTACTCGGACAGGTCCTGGAGCTTCGAGCCTTCGGGCACGGTGGCGCTCTCAAACGCCGCCCGGGCCTGCTCCTGGGCCTGGTACTTCGCGGCAGCTTCCGCCTTTGCGGCGGTCCGCTGAGCGCGAGCCATGCGCAGCTTGTCAGGCATGCTACGTTCTCCTTCCAGAGATCCGGGCGACGCTACAGCAGCGCCGCTACTTCGCTACCTACAGTGCGAGACGTGTCAGCCGATCCCTCGGCGGCGCCTTCCTCGGGGCCTTCCGGGTCGTCCGGCTCATACGTCGGGTCCACGGAGGCGATGACCGACTGGACCTTGACCTCGGCCTGGTCGATGAGATCGAGAGCGTCCTTGAGCGTCTGCTCATTGCCGGCGGACAGCACCCGACCGTCAGCGAGCACATCGGGCTTCGAGAAGCCGAACGCGGCGATCGCGGACGCGAACGGGACGCTGCCCTGGTGCGCGAGAGCGGCCGCCTCGAGCCCGGTCACGATCTCGTCGGCGAATCCCCAGTCGATGAGCTCCTGCGGGTCGAGCAGCGTCTCAGCGACCAGCGCGGCCTGCAGCTCCTCGACCGTCTTGGTGCAGCGCAGCATGTACGTGGTGACCATGCCGGCGCCGACCTTGTCGAGCCAGTCGGCGAGGTCGCGGAAGTCTGCCGAGTTGCCGCACGCCATGGTCCACGGCTGGTGGATGAGCGCGGTGGCGTTGTCCCAGACCTGCACCGTGTCGCACGAAAACGCGATGACGGTCGCGATGGACGCGGTCTGCGCCTCGATGATCGCGGTCGTGTGCGCGGCATGCGCTCGCAGCGCGTTCGCGATCGCGATACCGTCAGTGACGCTGCCGCCGGGAGAGCTCACGTGCAGCACGATCTCGTCGGTGGTGATGGCCGCGATCTGCTGGCAGAGCACCTTGGCGGACAGGCTGTCGTCCCACCAGTCCTCACCGATGACGTCATAGATCCAGATCTCGGTCACGGTGCCGCCCAGCGCCTGCGCCTTCGGCTTGACCTCGTACCAGGCGCCCTGCGCACGCGGGAACTTCATGAGGGCCTTCGGCTTCATTTCGTGCTCCTATCTCCGCCGCGGATGGCTTCCGCGAGCAGCGCGGATCCGGCGTCGAGTTCCCCGGCGGGCGGCTCCACGACCGGCTTGACGTGCTCGGGCGCATAGCCGAGCGGGTAGCCGTTGCCAGCGACCCATGGCAGGTTCGCGGGGTTCTTCGGGTCGTTCACATCACCGATCGGGGGCAGTTGCCGGCTCTGGCGCCGCTCGTTGGTGACGGTGGTGCCTGACTGCATGTCCATGAGGTCGGCGCGGGCCTGAGACTCGGGCTCGGGCCGCAGTAGCTCCGTCATGTCGAAGCGCAGGAAGGCGTTCGCCCACATCGGCTCGCTGCGCACGAGCTGCGTGTTCAGGAACTCCTCGATGAGCGTGATCTTCGGGCCGACGCCGTCTGTGTAGAACGACCGGCGCCACTCGACCGCGCTCGCGTAGGTGGCCGGCTGCCCGCTCGTAGCGAATCCGAGAAGGGACGGCTGCACCGAGTAGCAGGCGCACACGTCCTCGCGTGCAGACTGGCGGACGGTGATGAGGCCAATGTCGACGGCGGACAGGCCGGTGAGCGGCTTAACGTCGCTGTCCGGTCCGAGAATCGCGTACTGCTTGCCATTCGGGCCGGAGTACAGCGAGTCGAGCATCTCGCGGGTGGCTGCGACCGTCTCCGTGTCCTTCAGGTTGATCTTGGTCGTGAACACGGACTTGGCTGAGAAGCCGTGCGCGAGCGCCTCGTCCTGCCAGTCCATTGCGTGGTCCTCGATACCGATGGACCTACGCAGAGGCTCGATCGGCGATGTGCCATGCCCGACGAGCTCCATGTAGAGGCAGTCCTCCGGCGCCAGCACGTAGAACTGGCCGTCGAGCATGACCTGGAACGCCTGGTAGCCGCGGATGTCCCAGATCGGGATGACGCACCACCACGGGATCGGCCAGCACTCGACCGGCGGCGCACCGGGAGATGGCCGCAGCTTCCAGGCGAGACACTTGCCGTGGACGAGCAGGTCGAATCCGAGTCGCTCCTTGAACTCCCACTGGGAGTGGCCCTTCCACGGTTCGACCATGAGGTTGGCGAGCGAGAGCACGGGGGTGACTGCGAGCTCGCCGCGAGAGGCGATCGGACGCGCCCGGACGCGCTGCCGCGAGTCGCCATCGTCGCCGAACTCGTACGCCTTGATCGGCAGGCGGCAGATGCCTTCGAGCAGCCGGTTCACGACCGCGTTCACTCCCGGCTGCTTGGCGTAGATGGCCTCATACGCCATCGTCGAGTAGCGGTCGTAGAACTTGCCGGGGAGCCCCTGCGAGCCCCACCGCTGGTAGCCCGGCGTGATACTGCGAACGGACGTCGGCAGGCCCTTGCTCAGGAGAACGGTCACTGAGACTCACCCGGCCCTACGACCTGGATCCAGTCGACGTTGACGCGAGGGATGGCCTGCTCACCGTCGACCGGCGTGAAGTCCTTCGCCCCGGCCGGGGCCGCGGACGCGTGGATGACCACGACCACGTCCGCATAGACGCCGTACAGGACGCCCCTGATCGACGTGCCGCCCTTCAGCTGCACGACGACGTTCGGACATGACTTGCGCGCGAGGAATGAGCGGAATCTGTTCATGCCTCGATGGTGCGGGACGTGTCAGC